ACGATGCGCTCAAAAGCATCAAGGATTGCCTGTTTTTTCTTTGCTCTGAGTTTGCGCTCGCGTTCCAGTTGTTCTTTAAAGCGCCGACCGTCGTGCGTGTCGTCAATGATGACGATGGGCGGTGCGCTCGGCGTAACAGTGCCGACTGATCCGGTTGCGTCATTACCTGATAGCGAAATTGTGATGACCAGGCCAACAGTGCCCGCGGCGCCAGTTGCCTCGGTGCCTGTAACTGGAACCGTTGTGCTAACAGTTTCGGTGCCGACCGACCCGGTTGCCTGCACGCCGGATAGCGCGATGGTGACGGTCGCGCCGACTGTGCCGACGGCCGTCGTGGCGCCGGTTCCGGTAATCGGAATGGTCGCGGTGGCCGTAACGGTACCGGCTGCGCCGGTTGCGGCGTTCCCAGTAAGTGGAACAGTTGCGGCAGCGCCAACACTACCCGGCGATCCTGTAGCAGAATTGCCGGTGACGGGCAGGGAATCCCATAGTGCAGCATCCCAGGTGCCGGTATCCCATGCGCCCTGTGCCATGAATTAGGCAATGCGGATAAGTGCGTTGCTGGCGTCATTGGTCGGCATGGATAGCACGAAAGTTCCCGCGGTGATCGTTTGGGCGCCGAAAGTATGCACGCTGATCGCCTTGTTGGATTGGGTGCTGTTGTAGACGAGCACGCAATCAAACGATGTGGTGAGCGTGACGGTCGTATAAGTAAAGCTGGCACTCGGCGTCCAATACGCTGTGGTTCCGCTTGAGGTGGGCGCTGTGGCGTTTGTCGCCGTGACCCCACCGGCACTATAGCCAGTGCCTGAAACCTCGCCAGTGGCGCTGTATGCGGTCGTGGCAGCGTTTACAGTAGCACTTGCCAGATACAGCGCAGCTTTTATGGTATCTGCACCTGTTCCGGCCCGAATAACAGTCGTTCCCAGCGCGTGAATGCCGGAAAGGATCTCTGTTTTGAAACTGGTGCACATTGCTTGCGAATTAGCCATTTGGGAAACTCCCTGCCTCGGATGTTGAAACCATCGGTTTTTTCAATCTGACATGCGCGGATCTGTGCACCAGCTCGTCGGCCAGCCAGTATTCAACCCATGTCGTGCTCTCGTTGTCGTTGTCGACAGATCCCTCTCGCTTTTCGAGCAATGAATCGTCCATCTCGCCCTTTGTCGTGGTAACGATCATGCCGCGACCTCCACGCCGACTGCTTTGCCGTCAGGACCACGCACGATGCGTTTAGGTGCTGCCAGTGTCTGCATCACGCCGCCAATGCGGTTCATGGTTTCGCCATGCATGTTTGCCATGTTCTCGTGCATCTGCGCCATGTGATCAATGGCCATTTTCACGTTATCGCCCAGCTCGGCGCTAACCTTCTCGCTTGCTGCCTGTTGCGCTTCGATTAACGGTATATCCAAGCCCGGGTTAGCACCGATCCGCGCCACCATGATCTTGGTCGCCGCTTCCAGCTCGGTGCGCTCGTGCGCCGCCTTCAATTCGGCCGCTTTGAGCTGGCCCTCGAATTGCAGCTTTTGTTGTTCAAGCTGCGCGGCGTGCTGCATCTTCATCTGCTCGATCTGCATCTCGGCCTGCGCTTTCGCCTGGGCGGATTGCGTGTCAGCCTGCATTTTGATCATCTCAGGGCTGGGCTGCGGCGGCTGGCCGGCAGATTGCTGTTGTTTTTGTTTCATCTGCTCAAGAGCAACATCAAGCACGCCTTCGATCGGTTTGGCCTGCTTGAAGCCACCGATGCCGAATTTAATCAGCTCGACCAACATGGGCACCATTTCGGGCGACTGCTGGCCGACTGGCAATGCTTCTTTCATAAATCCACCGAATGCGGTCAGGAATTCCACGCGGTCGCGCTTGTTCTGCTGCTCGTCCAGCTGCACCAGGCTGTCGGCATCGACCTCGATGCGGAAGTTCCGCAGCGGGTTGTCTTGCATCAGTTGCATGGCTTGCGGAATCATCTGCTGATCCGGCTGGCTCATCTGACCGGCAGCGGCATACGCCAGAATCGTCTGCGGTTGGAATTTGCTGCACATGACCTGCGCTTTTAACCGGATCAGCTCGCTGGCAAACAGCGCGACTTCTTCCTGCATCGAGCGCAGGCGCAGGCCGGCGTATTGGCCTTTGATCTGCTGCGCGGTTGCGGTTTCGCTTGCTGCCGAGGCGCCGCGGATAATGTCGGAAATGCCGGTGATCTCGTAGATTTGCGCCTTGATCTCGGTGCGTGCCCGGTAGCAGTTCAGCAACGCATTAGCCAGCTCATCGATCGGCAAAATGTCGATAGCGCCTTTAAGCCCGCCTTTCTCGCTAAATTGCATCCATTTGTCGACGGGAATTAACGTGTTGTTGTCGCCCTCGGTCAGCAGGCGTTGCAATGCTGGCTGGCTGGCGTCGTAAACGCCGCGAATCCGCAGTGCTTTGACGAGTCCATCAATACGGTCGCTGAGAATGTCCAGCTCGTTGGCCTGGTCCTGGTAAAGCACAAAGTCCGGCACCGGAATCAAGGTGTCGCTGGTCGTGGTGCTGTAAAGAGGCTTTGAGCAGGGAAAGAATCCTTCAAGCTCAAGCGGATCGTCGCGCTCGTCAATCAGCTCATTATAGTTCTTGGTAAACCAATAAACCTTGCCGGTTTCTTTATCCCACAGCTCGCAGATCTTGGCGCGGGTGCGCTCTTTGTTGCTCTGGCCATAGGTCTTGAGCGTTTCCGGTCCTGAATCTAACGGAATCTTTTTTGACATCTTTTCGCCGAATCGCTCGGTGAGTGCTTCCCGAGTCATGTAGACCCAGCGCCAGACGCAGGTTACTTCCTCCCAAGTGCGTGCGACAGAATGGCCAAAATCCTTCCAATGAACGTAGTCGGTGGGGGCGCACTCGTATTCGATTTCCTCTTGCGGCTCGGCTTCGCCGCCCGCGGTGTAGTCCTGATTCTCGGGATTCTCGGCGCCTTCGGCAGTTTCTGCTGGCTCATTGTCAATGTCCTCCGTGACCTGTAAACCATCTTCTGGTATGTCAAGCGTGCGAACGTGCGGCTCATAGCGCACCCAGGCACTGCCGCGGCCACCGAGGAAACGATCCTCAACGGCATAGCGCATCGTTGCTCTGAAATCTGGATAGTGCTCAATCTCGTAATCCAGCGCACGCTCGATCAGTTCAGACGCCACCCGACCGACAGGATCGTTATCACCAAACCGGCGCTCGGCGACCGCTTTTGGCAGCTTGGCGTAAACAGCAGGGATAAGCGTCTGCACGTTGGACCATAGAATATTAAATTTCGCGGTTTCGTTGGTATGCTGGCTGCGATTGTCGTCACGATAGCGTTTAACGATCTTTTCCGCGCGCGCTTCCCACTTTTTAAATTCGTTGTCGTATTGACTAACGATATTCAAGTATTTCTGCACGCCGGTTGCGGTGGCTTCCATTTATTTGTTTCTTTCGCTGATTGCTGCGGCTTTGCTCTTGGCGTCGGCCTTGCTGCTCGCGCCCCATGCCTTGAGCGCCAGTGCCAAGCGTGTCGGCTCGCCGTTCTTCTCCATCGGCCCTGGCATACCGCCCATCCTTGCAAGGAAGCTGGCACGCCGCGGGTTGTCGCCGGCCTTCACAGGGGCTTTGAGCGTACCGCCTGTTTCGGCTTTATAGCTCGCTCGGCCTTTGGCATTCAGCCCGCCTTCGGGATTCTTGCCCTCTTTGCGCGTCCATGCGGCGGTCATTTTTTATTCTCTGGCTTTGCGGTTTTTGCTGATTTTCTGAAAGCGTCAGCAGTTGGCGCACCAGGCGTGCCAGGCTTACGCATACGTTCGCCAGATCCCGCTTTGATGCGCTCTTGTTTGGCTAAAATATTGGCATAAAGCCCGGCTTTGTTCATGCTGAGAATATCCCGACAGCAACCACAGTCGCGCCGGCGCCGGTGGTGATTTTCCACGGTCCCGTAACGGCCGCCATATTCAGCTCTAGGTCAAGTGGCCCCAGTTGAGCAGATGCAGCAGTACTAATCACGATTGACGTAGAACCATCAATCAGCGTTACGCCTGCGCTGGCAACGGTAATGACGTTGATCAGAAGCCGGTGCACGTAATCACCCGCTGCGCCGGTGCCGCCCAATACCTGCGCGGTTTGTGATGCTGCCACTGTTTCATACTGATACCGATACGGATTGCTTACGCCACTCATAATCTGCCACTCCTGTTAGGTTTTGCGGTTGCCCACATGTCATTTAATGTAACGGTGTTGTCTGGTCCGACCATTAACGGTTTAACTCTGTCCGGCGGCTTGACCGTCGGCTCGGCTCGCCACGCAATGGCCAGCATTCGCATTGCGTCTGCCGGGTGCGAGCAGTTATGCACTATCGCCCCATTCGCTAAAGCAAATTCTTCTGCTTCCGGCACCGTCAAACACCAAACATCAGCCTGACTGTTTAGCTTTTTGACGTTCTCGATAACGAGCTGTTGCGGCTTTATCAGCGCCGCGAGCGCGATATGCAGCGACCTTGCAAGCAGATGTGCAATATTTTTGACTGGTTGCTTGCTTGCGAACCAAAGCCATAAACAAAACTCCGCAATGCAGACATGGATGCTCTGCGCGTGTTGTTTTTGTCCATGATTCTTGTCGTTCTGCGTGCCGCTTATGCCACAAACGCCCTTCTTCTGACTGGTGCCACGCAGTGGCCGCATCTCTGGCCGATTGCGTAAATGATCGTTTTGGCTGTTTATGCCAAGTTTCTGAAAGATGGATTTTTGCGGGGATACATTCAAGGTTGGCGATGCAGTTATTCTTTGGGTTGCTGTCCCTGTGGTGAATATGGCATCCATCGGGAATAGCGCCAAACGCGCTGCGCCAGGCATCGCGGTGCAGTTTTTTGCCGCCGCGTGATAGATATTTGTCACTAAACCACAAACGGTATAAGCCGCCATCGAAATACTGCGTGATGGGGTCAAGGCTGATTGGATCAGCGTATTCGGCAAAAGGGATTCTGCGGATATCCACCCGTTCGCCGTTTTGAATAAATGATCCGGCGTGCATTTTACCGAATACCCGTTTGCGAACCGCACCTCCACAAGTGAGGCACCTTTCCTCGTCACACGCGGGTTGATGTATTGTTTCCAGCCACATGATGTTAGAACCTCACCAGAATAAGGAAGGTTCATTATCTGACACGTTCCGTAACGCGTCAATACACCAGTGTTGCCCGTAAAGCACCAATCGTGTCTTGGCGTTTGCCGAAAGGCTTTTTTGTCCTCGTCGTATTCGCGCTGATATTGGCGCAGCGCCTCAATGCCCTCGCTGCACCGGTCCTCGTCGAACCAGGTATAGGGCAGCATCATCCGCACCGCCTGGATGCCGTCCTGCACGCCCAGATCAGGCACGATCGCCATGTTGTTGATGCCGAGATGCTCGGCCATCTGCTCAATCACGCTCTTGCCAGAGGCGGCCAGTGTCTTGGCGCGGGCGTCGTGCGGCAGGTAGTGCTTGCCATACTTGTAAGGTTTGCCGGTGACCACCGCGGCCAGTTCGGATATGTTGGCGCCGCTGACGGCGTAATAGTCGATGACGTGGATCTCGCCGCGGATGACCTGGTAGAACCAGATCGCGGTGTCGTCGCGGTAGCCCAGATCCCATGCGGTATGCACATGCACCTCGGGCTGGTAGTCCACCCGGGTGATGCGGCCGGTGTCGGTTGCCTCGCGCATCTCGACGCCGTAAAAGGCGCCGAGGATGGCGGCCTCGAAACTGCACTCGTATTCCTGGTCGAACTGGTCCTTTGAGAGCTGCGATCGGGCAGCATCCAGCTCTGTTTCGGGCAGCAATCCCGACTTGCTGGCCGGCAGCTCAAGCAGAAACCAGTCGTCTTTCTGCTTGGCGGCGGTCTGTCGTATGTCGTAAAACTGGTTTTTGCCTTTAGGCGTGCCGCCAAACACGCACCAGCCCTGCTTGTCACTGAGCGCCGGCCGGACCACGTTACCCCAAACTGACGGTTTGAAGTCGCCGAATTCGTCCAGATAAACGCCGCTGAAACCCAGCCCGCGCATGGCGTCTGCGTTGTCAGCACCGAATAGCCGAATCTTGCTGTTGTTCAACAACGTAACCGTTAATTCTGCCTCGTTGGCATCTTTGCTGATCGGCCGGCTGTAGTGCTTCAGGTAATCCCAAACCACCGATTTAGCCTGGCTGCGATATGGCGCCACGTAACCATAAAGCGGCATCGAGTCCTTGCTGGTGAAAGCGGCGCGGATCATGTCGTTGATAGCGGCCACAGTCTTACCAGCTCGCCGGTGCGCGACCAGGCAAGCCCAGCGATGCGTGCGGTTATGAAAAGGCATAAACGCCCGCCGCGGCGCGTATGGGATCTCGACTTTAACGATATTCACTCGGCCAACCGCCAAGTGGCTTCAACGACCTGCGGCCCGCCATCAGGACCGCTGACCTCGGCGCGTGACAGTTTAGGCACATGGTATTCAAGCAAATCAGAAAAGCATTTAAAAGCCGCCTGCGGCCCGTCCTGCACTGCGATCTGGTCTAGCCACTCTTGCAGCCGGTCGGCGTTGCCGTCGACAAAACGAGCGATCGCTTCTTTGGCGACTATGGTTGCTTTGTTCTGCAACCCTTTAGGCCGGCCCGCCCCTGGCCTTTTGTCGCCTTTTTTAAATTGTCCTGCGTTAGCCATTTTTCTTTTCTGGCATCCGCTTCATAACCTCGGCCAGCTTTTTGCCCTTATCCGCTTGGTTAAAGTCTCGCGCCACAGAAACCGGCACGCCAACCCGTTTCGCAAACTTTGGATCGTGCGCGGCCGCGGCCATCAGGCGAGCTTGAGCTGGTGAGCTGGAAGGCATTATTTCAACACCTTCAGCTTATAGATCGTCGAATCAATCAGCTCTGACGCCTCATCAATGATGTTTTGCAGCTGGCTATCGTCCGGCAGCACCTTGCGGATCGAGTCCACAAAATCCTTGATCTGTTCCAGATATTTCAGCGGTGATTTGGCGATATGAAAATCGGCCGGATACGTTTCGATCACTGAATAGCAACCCTGAAACGCCTCGGCCCAGCGGTCCACAATGTCGACGATGCCTTCATAGTATTTCTGAAGTGCTTTGTGCTCGCTATAACTTTTCGTTTGCAAGTGCATGAAATGAGCATTCGTGCCGCTGTGAAACAGCACAGACACAAACAGCGCAGCGTTCTTCTGATAGTCCACAAGCGCCCTTTCGTAAGGCAACGGCGACCGCCGGGTGAGCGCCCGCATCGCTCAAGTCGCCGTTTTACGGGTGGGTGCGTTTCACGGAGGAGATCAACGCCCGCCCAGTTTAGTGCACAATAATTTCGCGTGCAAGCCAAAAATTCAGGATAAATCGACAATTCGCTGCACGTAGCGCCCTTTTACGTTCTTACGCCACCCGTGAACCTCGACCCGAACCCCGGCTTCCCGCACACGGGCGATCGTTTCCGAGTCCGTAACCTTTTTAACCCGATTAGCCACGCCCTCACTGGTCACTTGGACCGCGAGCACCTCGCCGCGTCGGATGGCCAGCAGATCGGCCCAGCCCCACAAGTCTTTCCGCGTTCGGGTAAATGAATTCCATTTCTCGACCACTTCAACCAGGTAACCGAGTTCGCGTAATGCGGCCAGACTGCGTTGGGTTGGTGTCATGTGATTTGCCTATTTTTTAATCAATAAAAACTGCGCTTGTTCCACTTCTTGTTCCACCTATAGGAAACAAAGGATGGAACAAATCCATCCTTTTTTGTTCTAAACCCATATGGTTTGTTCCTCACTTTTTTATGGAACAAAACAGCACTAAACATTTGAACCTATTAACTTTTAAAGCATTTTAGTTTTGGAACAAACCACCTAGTTCTGTTCCATTTTTCAGATCACTTTATAACGTGGAACAAACGCGGAACAAGAAATACACTTTTTGACACACTTTTTAACCACCAATTTCGGCCTTTCCAGCGGTCGTTATTTTCCAATTCTTTCGCACTTTTCTGACCATCTTATCGGCCTTCAATTGGCTAAGTGTGCGGCTGACCTTTGACACCATCGGCTGGCCGTTCCGATCGTTCCAGCCGAGCAGCGTAGCCCACTCCCGCAGCGTCGCTTTGGGATTGGAATTGACCAGCGCCAGCAGGCGGTTTTCTTCAGATTCGGCCTGTTCTTCGAGCAATTCGGATTCGTTCATGTTTAGCGGCTTGGCAATAACCGAGGTGATTGGCGTGCCGAAATTGGTCTTTATGTCTGGAAAAACGAATACATCGAGCTTGATCTTGACCGGCTCAAAGTCGGCGCCGCGGATCTTGTTCTGCGACAGACTGACCACGCCGCCGGAGTTCCAAGCGGTCAAGTTGCCGTCTAACTCATTCAAGAATGCAGATCCACCACGTGGCAATAACCCCTCTGCGCCCTCTACAGCGCGGTTTGGGTGACATAGCACCGCCACGGAAGGCAGACCTACCAACCGCGTCAATGAGCGCAGCTCAAGCGCCTGTGCGTAAGCCTGGGTATTGTCATTTTCCTCGTCGCCGCTAAAAAATGATGTTTTGCCGTCCACCAGCACCAAATCAAACCCGCCAACCAATTCCGACAATTCCATTAATTCCTCAAAATGCTGCGTAATGCTAAATGACCGGCTGATAAAGGTGACATTATTGAAGGCGTCCGGCATAAACATGGAAACGCAGTAGGCTTTAATGCGTAACCGAATATCCTCTGGATTCTCGCCGGCCAGATAGAGCACGCGGCCGACAACCGACTGGTGCCGACCAAATGACTTACCGGCGCCGACGCACGCCGCCAGGCTAACGGCGATGGCGGTTTTACCGGCGTTGCTCTTGCCTGTGATGCCGTAGAGATAGCCACGCAACAGCACGCCCTCGATGGTGTATTCCGGCGGTTTGAACCCGGCAACGAAGGTTTCTCCGGTTTCTGCAATCAGTTTTGGAGTTGATGCGGAGGATGCTTTTGCTGAACCGGCGCCTGGCGTTGGTCCGGCTTTACTAAAATTGCCGTCTGGCGTTGTTCTTTCCCAGCACCGATCCCAGTAGCGATCGCCCTTTCGTTGTTCTGTTGAGCTGCCGTGTTGCCAGCTCTCTAGCAGCTCACGGGCTTCGTCCTTTTCAAACCCGCCGAGTTTTAACATTGACACCATGCTGAAATCCATCGCGCTGCCGGATTGATCGGCCAATCCTTCGGCAGAACCGGCATACCGGGCGGCAACCGCTGGCGAGCTGGTGAGGAAGTTCCAAAACCGATTATCCAGATCCCGACAGCGCACCATCTCGCGGATGCCATCCATCGTATAGGTGGGCCCCCCTGAGAACAGCAACCGCGCCAGCCGCGGCTCACTGGGGTACCCCTTGCCAATTTTGGCGTCGTTCGGATAATTCCATGTGCCGGGTAACCGCATCACGCGATCGCAATTGTGCGTCGTGGCGCCAGACCAGACCTTGCCTACTTGATCGTTCAACGCCTCATAACTGGCAAAGTCGCCATTTATTTGTAACGGATCTCGTAATTCAAAAAACGGGGAAATGCCGTTGCCGCTGTCAATTGCGTAAGTGGCCTTACCCTGCAATGCCGGCACTGTGTTGGATAGCAGGTAATCCCGCGCCTTATCGTAGCCGCCATGCTTAAACACTTGTGGATCGCAGTCTGACCAAAAGCTGACCGCCTGTGTCATATCTGTTTTTGCGGCTTTCTTATGACGTTCTGGCGTAACGTTGACGGTGAAATACAAGTTCATGCGTAATCGAATATTGAGATCCAACGCCCAATCTGCCGCCGCCTGAGATTCTTCCGGCATCATGAACCCTTTAGCGCGGATCGGCTCGGCCTTTCTCGGGCAAATAGCCACCAGCAGCAAATTACCTGCTGGCCTGACGATCGCCAAACCTTGCGAAATAATCCCGGCAGATGGTGCCGCCGCTGTGTCAGTCATCATTATTTCCTCACTTTTTTAGATGCGGCGTTGTTCAATCCAACCATCTTAATTTTTTCTTTTGGCCATACATCGCTATGCCTATACCATTTATTCCACTGGCCAACCCGTTGTTGGCGCATTGTCAGCGCCAGACCGGACCAGGACAGAGCATCGCCATCAATATCTTGTTGCACAAAAAACAGACCAACATCAAGCCTACCTGCAATTGCTGAAAACGAAGCAACCGCACTGGCCTGGGCCCCACCGGAAAAGAACCGAGAAAGACTCAGGCGACGCACAAAAAACGGTCCTAAAAAAACCGGCAGATCGGTTGTAATTCTATACTTCAAGCATTGCTCAAAATAATCGGCGGCATCCTTTACGCTGAAGGTGGCATAGTCCAGATCCTTTTTGACTTCGATCAAGCCCCACGGCGTATCGCCAAACAATAAACCGAAATCCGGCACACTGCCGCCGTCAATTGTCGGATGCCTGCGAAAAGGCAATTCCAGTTTCGTGAACCATAAGGTGAGCGCCTCTTGCAATTCGGCCTCACTGTCAAAATGCGGATTCATGGCTCTTGAGTCCGATAATAGACTTTGCCAGCAATCTGACCGCTGCCACTCGTTGATTTGCGCTTATACGTCTTGCGGCAGTCCTTGCACACAAACGACTGCCCAGCCGCCCTTTCGACCGTCTGGAAGTTCTTGCAGCCGCAGAACGGGCAAACCATGTTTTCAGGTCTAATCGCGTTTTTGACGTTCATTTCCCCGCCTTCCGGCGCCCTTTTTCCATTGCCTGGAATGCCTTGTCAGCAATGACCACCCGCCGACCGGCGAGGATGGTTGTGGCTATTTTCCCTTGATTTATCAGCGTTGTAGTCCATTGTCGGCTGACCTTTAGCCTCTTGGCAGCGTCTGTGACTGTGAGATACATGGCAATCCTCGTTAGTTTACGGTCTGGCAATATTACACCAGATAAAAATAATTGCAAGATTCTATTGACAGGCTGTAAAGCCATGTCTATTATTCACACATCGCAGCAAAACAACCGACCAACCGAAAGGAAACAAGATGAAAATCTACTCAGTAAAAAAATCAGAATTGACCACCATCGCTGACCAAATCGAAGCGTTTGCTAAATCAGCATTGACAGCATGGATCATGCTCGGCCAATCAGAAAAATACGAACAAGACATGGCGCAAGTGCGAGCGTTGCGTAACGCCGCTGATGCCAAGAGCGTGTGGCTGCGCCGCGAGATTCTTCGCACCGCTGGCTTCTCACTGTAAAAACGCCGCGCCCCTTCGGGGGCGCACCCAACCGACCAACCAAAAGGATTTACATGTCACCAGAACCCTGCCTCTGCGGTGCCGACGACTGCAAACGTTGTTTCCCCTTCAACCGTCAATCTTGCGAAATCACAGACAATGACCGCGCAGACGCCTGTGATGCCATCGTCGAAGAAGTGCTCGACTACGGCAGTTACCCTAAACATAGCAAACCGCAAGTCGATCTCTACGAGTTCGTTGCCGACAACCTCGACACCAGTTACGCCTTCGAGCTGGTGGTCGCAGCACTCAGCACCAACAAGCAGGCACTGGAAATACGCATTGAGCGCCTGCATGACATGGTGGAAGCCATGCTCAAAAAAGACATTGCCGACACAGACATGCTTGAAGAATTGGCGCAGGAAATGGCCGATGACAGGGGGCAGATATGAAACAGATCATGCTGGATTGTTTGCTCGGGATTGCGATGTTTGCATCGCTTTGGCTTTTCGTTGTTTTACTTTTCTCACTGGAATAAACGGAGGATTTATGGCTATAAATTTACAGGCAATATCACGTAATACCACGCTGCAACCGCCACGCATTATGATTTACAGCGTGCATGGCATCGGCAAAACCACCTTTGCCGCCGGTAGTCCAGCGCCGATCTTTATCTTGACCGAGGACGGCCTGGGCAAGCTGGAGGTCGACCACTTCCCACTGGCAACCAAACTGTCAGATGTGCACGATGCGCTTGCTGCGCTCAAAGGCGAACACGATTTTCAAACGGTTGTGATTGACAGCCTCGACTGGCTTGACAATCTGATCTGGCAAGACATTAACGCTAAATATGATGAGAAGGCGTTGGGATTTGGCAAAGGGGCGGTGATCGCTGCCGACTACTGGCGCAAAATCCTTGACGGCATCAACGATCTGCGTGCTCGCGGCATGGCGTCCATCATGCTGGCGCACAGCGAAATCAAGCGTTTCGACAGCCCAGAGGTTGACCCGTTTGAGAGATACCAGCCCAAGCTGCAAGGTCGCAGCAGTGCCTTGCTGCAAGAGTTTTGCGACGTAGTTGGCTTTGCCAATTACAAAACGACCGTCAAGACCGCAGATGTTGGATTCAATAATAAGGTCACTCGCGGGATATCAACCGGCGAGCGCCTGCTTTACACGTCCGAGAAACCCGCTTATCTCGCTAAGAATCGTTACAGCCTGCCCGACAGTTTGCCGTTCGATTGGCAATCACTGGCAGATGCAATGACAACCGCAGCACCCAACCAAACCAAAGGAAAATAACATGGCCTCACTTAATTTCAACGCCGCAGCTGTAGAACCGCAACAGTCTTTCGATGCCCTCCCCGCTGGCCGCTACGAAGTCATCATCACCGACAGCGAAATGAAAGAAACCAAAGCAGGCACTGGCGCCTACTTAATGTTGACGATGGAGGTGATCGGCGACACCAAGCACAGCGGCCGGAAACTCTGGACGAGACTCAACCTTGTGAACCCCAACGCGACCGCGGTAAGCATTGCCGAGCGCGAGCTGTCGGCCATCTGTCACTGTGTCGGCATCATGGAACCCGGCGACAGTGAGGAATTGCACAATATCCCGCTGACCGTGGACGTGGTGCAAGAAAATAATCCCGTGTCGGGCCAGATGACCAACCGCATCAAGGGATATAGCCAGGCTAACGGCGCACCGGCGCCTAAAGCTAAACCGGCAGCACCCGCAGGCTTTGCAACCGGCAAAGTCGCGGCAGCCACCCCCTGGGCAAAGAAGTAATCACAAGCTGGGGCGGCAACGCCCCGGCGTTACGGAGGAATCATGAAAAGCAAAACAAAAAGTTTTAATGAATGGCTTTGGGAAAATGAAGATTCACTTACGCTAGAAGAAATTAAAAAAGAAATAAAAGAATACAAAGACGATCAAAGTTTTTGCATTAATGGTTTAAATAATATTAAAAGTAAATATAAAAAAGAATTACATTCTATTGATTCTTATTGTCTTGGTGAAATTGAGATTCAATTGTTATGGCAAAATTCAGTTATTAAAAACTTGTTAAAAATTATAAAAACAATTAAATAATTACGGAGAGATCATGGCAGA